AGATCCCGCCCGCAGAAAGCCAGGCCGATCGGTTGAATGTGGTGGTTAGTGCTGGATAGGGTTTCCGTGACCGTCCAGAAGGACGTCAATCACGCAGTCACTGAGGCGGATAATTTCTGCACGGTGTGCAGGTATACCCATTTGCGCTCCTGAATGACTGCTGAGACGCGATAGGTTCGGCCTTCATGCATTGCCATCATGCCGGGCGTGACGCACTGGCGAATGAGCGGGGTGGTGCCGTAGTGGTTGATCATACCTTCACCTCAACCTGTTCCAGGAGGCCAGCGATATGCATCTGCCAGCGGTTCAGTGTGACCTTCTCTCGCGGGTTGGTTAGCGACGTTAGCCGCCATTCGTTATTGTTCAGGGCGCAGCGCTTTACGGAGTACTGCTTGCCGTTGTGGGTGACTGTCATGATGCCTCCCGGGCGCGGAGCATTGCGTCGGCAATGTGATACGCATCTTCGGCTAATTCTTTGTATTGTGGTGATTCCGGGCCGCCACCAAACGAATGCCCGTCCCATCTGCGCACAATTGCTGCCATAGCCTTGGCTGCGAAGTAGTCGCGGAGGAGCATCCCTTCGGTGCGAACGTTCTCATTATGCCAGTTAGCTTCAGTAGTTGGGTGAACTGTGACTAAGGACTTATCCATGATTAATCCTTAATGAATTTTTCAGTGCGGTGGGTTGCTAGGCCTTCAACCAGTTCAGCACTATCGCTGTCGATGATGACCTTGGTATGTGGGTGATGATTTTCAGCCAGGTATTTCATCACGGCTTCAACTGAGGATTTAAATTCTTCGTTATCTAAAACAGTTATATTTTTCATAATCATCTCCGCGCTTAAGGCCGCGCCGCCGAACGGTTAATACAAGACTTCAACGCATTTATTCAGTGTTTCAATGGGCGGTGGATTGCCGCCGGTTGTCATAACTAAGCCGCCTCGGTGAAGCGACTGAGGTATGAGGTATTAAAAAGGCCGCCATCAGGCAGCCTCAATTTGAATTAGTGCCGGGATGTTTAGCCACGCCCGGCAGACGCTTTCCTGCTATTCCACAACAGCAAAAATTCGTCTAACCTTTTTAATACCCATATTTATAAAATGGATATTTTTATGCCAATCTTACATACCGTGTGCCCGGACTGTGGAAGTGAGATGTCCAATAAGTTCGAAAATTATGAATTTGATAGATACTTCACAGGAGTCAGTTGCGAAGATTGTGGTCGAGAAATCACTAAAGATGATTTTTTAAGTAAGGCCACAGACCCTGTTAAAAACAAACTTGATGACATGCTCAGAAATTCACTTAAAGGGATTGACTGGAAGTTTTAGTGGTTTCAGACAGGTAATCAGATTTAACACTTAACTGGCGTTCGCATTAACCTGTGCGGACGCTATTTTTTGCCACCTACTTCTATTCATTTATCGTCAGCCCCTCGCAAAGAGCCGCTGGTAAAGATTCCCCGATGTTCGGGATCTGAGCAGCAAACCATTCCGGTGCGGAGTCCTCTTCGTGTGCTATAACCGCCACGCGTTACACACCTGCCTCAATCCCATTGGGCGCCATTTCAATTTGCCAGGAGCGCTCCGGGTTATTTGCTGCTTGACTGAATTCTTAATGAGCAGGCGACTTGCTGTCCGCCGCTGGCTAACTTCGCTCAGCTGTCGATGTTTCGTTTCGATGGATTGATTATTAACTAATGGTTATTTTCAGTCAATAACCAATGGTTAATTATTTTGGTTATGGTTATTAAGGTTATGATTTTTTGGTTAATTTAGTTTGGTTATGTGTTTTTACGTAACGTGATATGCTGCAAAAAACATCAAAAAGGAGTGTGCGATGGACTTGGATGAAGAAAGATTGAACATGATGGCTCATGCCGCCGGGCGCGCTGTGATGGGGTTATCGCTGGCGGATATGCATACCAATGGTAAGTGCTTTACCGCTGGCGCGACTATTAATCAGGCGGGGATTTGGGTGGTGGCTATCTGGCGGGCAAGTGGGCGCCGCATCATCCGGTATCCGTTAATTATCAATGGCTTATACTGGTGGGCGGGTGGTGGTCTTATGGGGATCGGCAGGCAAAGAAAACCCGGCGCGGGGGCCGGGTCAGGATGCAGGGAAAAATACTCTTAATATATTTGGTATCGCCGGGATAATTTGAGAAACAACCACAGCGCCTACCACCCATATAATGATTGAAGTCTTAGCATCGCTAACATCTGATTTAGTTGCATAATTAGAGCGCATTACAGCGATATCAGTCTTCATTTGTTGAGCATCTTTTTCAAGATCTTTCACCCTTTGAAGCATATCGTCACCTCCATTTCCTCCGCCACCTCTGGAGCCATGCTGAGGAAAATCAGCATAAGTAATCTTATCATCATACTCCATGTTCATGAGTTTTCCTCTTCTTTCTGCCTGTCTTCAAGCCAATGAAGAACAGGATGAACTGAAAATCTATTTTCGAATCCACAGTTTTTACATATTAAGCGGTAGTGGTATTGAAGTAATGAGTGCTGTGGCTCTGCGCCAAAAGTTTCCACCTTCGAGGGGTGAACGTAAGTCACATCTTCACCATCAATGGTTTCTGTCGCCCGTGGTATAGACAGGTCTTTGCTTGCACAAATAGGGCAGTAAACTACAGGAATTTCTCTCTCAAAAAAAAATAACGCAAGCAACTCCGGTGTCACTTTACGAAAATGGCTCCATAGCGCTAAATTGACGTCTATTTCTCTACTTGACATACCGCCATATCCTCATAAAAACCTAAACCAGCCTGAGCTTCGTCTCTACAGTTATCACCCGAAGAAGCAGTAATTCGGGTCAGCACGCACAAGCTCAAGTGCATCCGTCAGCGAAAGCTCTGTACTGTACAGGTGCCATTTCAAATCCTTGCGCATCCAGTAGAGTTTCCATCTGTCCAGTGAGCGGAAGTACTTGATACGCGCATTTGGTAGGATGTGCGTTTCGCCTGGCTCACCTCTCCATACTGGACGCAACTGACCGATATCAATCGTCTGCTCGTTTATGCTGTAGACAATATCCAGCTCAGGCCTGATATGCGAAGGAGGTCGAATGCTGTCAACAAACAGCTTAACTTCCTTGTTAACTGCCTGAAACTCAAGGTCATTAAATGCCATGCCACCTCCTACCCAAACGTCTCGTCAGGCCACTAAACCAGCCGCAGCTTCGTCTTTACAGCAACACCGAGTACCAGAATATGCGTCCGATTATCTCAACATCATCAATGTCAGCTTCTTCATCCGGATATGCGTCGCCGTTGTAGCTGCGAATGATTAGCTTGCCGCCCGGCTTCCGATATAACTGCTTAATGCGCTTGAGCTGCCCGCTACCTCCGTCTGCCTGACCAATGGCATACAGCTTACCGTCAACTATGCGCTTGTTGTTCGTGTCTACGGCAACCGTAGTGCCATCCGGAATGATCGGCTCCATGCTGTCACCAGTAGCCGGGAAACACAGAACTCCAGAACCGTCGGTGTTTGCTCCAACGCGTCTCAGAGTGGACTTGGAAAACCTGAGTTTGAAGCCATTGTGATCTTCGCTGTGAACGCGGCCATCGCCACATGCAAATTCAATATCCTTGAGGTACGGCACTTCAATCTCGTCCGCAGGTAGCGGTGTGTTTTTGTCCCAGGCATCGACAGTTCCCCACTCAGACTCTGGCGGGAAGGATGATTCCCTAAGGAGCTTAGGTTCAGGCTCATTTCTTCCATATTCCAGCCAATCTGGCCTAACCCCAAGCCAACGGCTAAGGGCGAGGATATTGGTTTGGTCTGGTATTGCTGATGCGTTGAGCCACTTCCAGATCCCGGGCTCAGATACAGCAATCCCTTGAGACTTCATAGCCTCTCTAATCCTTCCAGCCTGCCCGCGACCACCCACGCCAGCATCAAGTAGCGCAGCGCGAAGTCTCTTCGAGAATTCTTCTTTTAAATCGTCTTTTTTAACCATGTGTTAATTATCAATTAGAGTTGACATAACTGTCAGTTAAGATATAACCTTAACTCGTAGTTAATTTAGTTAACGGAAAACACTATGAACCCAATGCAATTTGCAATCGAAGCTGTAGGCGGACAAACCGCAGCAGCACGCCTATGTGGCCTGTCGAATGTTGCTATTCACAAGTGGGTAAAGAACGCGGCATTGCCTCGCACTGAGTACACAGAGAAAACCAACTATTCACAGCTTTTGGCTGACGCATCAAAAGGGCAGTTTACAGCGGAGTGGCTACGCCAGGCCGCAAACCCTGACCGCATTAAACATGGCTCGCATGCCGCCTGAGGGCGGCCCTAACCATAAATCACAGGAATTATCACAAATGGAAAAATCAATGACACGCAACAAATCGGAGGCACGTCGAATCGAGAGTTGGTTACACAGCCAGATAGCCGAGTTGGGCGCCACCCGTATAGCCGAGGTGCTGGGCGTTAATAAATCGACGGTTAGCCGGTGGCGGGAGAATCTGGTGCCGAACATGTCTCTGCTGCTGGCAATCCTGATCTCTAACCGGGATGAAGTGAAGGGGGATTTCGAAGCATGACCGCAGAAAGGGGAAAAGCCGCGGTGCGCTAACACCAACGGCTTTCAGGTGCAACAAACGTCAGTCAATTGAGAGGCAATTATGCCAGGTAAATCGAAGAGAGTAAACAAACCGGAGGTAGCACGTGAGCATGTCACTTATGGCGAAAGCAATGGGGGTCAAAGTGGGAAACTCACTGCGTAAGCTCGTCCTGATTAAGTTGGCCGATAACGCCAACGACAAAGGCGAATGCTGGCCTTCGTATCAACACATCGCCGACCAATGCGAATGCAGCCGGACGGCTGTTCGTAACCATATTGATGCGCTTGAAGATATGGGGCTGATCAAGCGCGAGAATCGCGTTGGCGTCAACAACGGAAAAGGTAACACATCAAATGTGTATTACCTGAAGTTAGATGCCACCCCTGTGCAATTAAATGGCACAGGGGTATGCCACGACGATGCACCCCCTGTGCCACCAGATGGCACACCCCCTGTGCCACCAGATGGCACCAGAACCAGTCACTCTTTTGAACCAGTCACTGAACCTAACTCTCTCTCTGGGCGCGAAGGTTTTATGAGCGAAGCCGCTAAGCGGCGGATCGGGATTTCACCAAACGGGGAGATTCCATTCCCGCCCCTGTTTAAGCCATCAGCGGATCACATTGCTATGGCAGCCGAGAAAGGGGTGAGCATTGAGACGGAGCTGCTGAACTTCCGGGACTATCACCTTTCCCGCGGCACGATGCTGATCGACTGGAATTCCGCGTTCAGGGTCTGGATTCGAAACGCCAGGGTTAACCCGCTGGCTAAGCGTGGGCGTGCTGAGAAGGAGACGCCTCACTGGAACAGCCGTGAGGGATGGGAGGACTTCCTGTGAACAATCAGATTATGCAAGCCGTTAACGTCCGCGATGGGGCGCTGCTCTCCAGGATGGCGAACGGAAGCGCAGACCAGCAAAAGGTCATTAATCCTGAAGCTGAGGGGCTCGTTGATTCTCTCTTTCGGCAGCTGAAGCAGATTTTCCCTGCGTCTACGCAGACAAACCTGAAAACTGACGCAGACGAGAAAACGGCAAAGCGTCAGTGGATCGCAGCGTTTTCAGAGAATGGGATCCGTACCCGCGAACAGCTTTCTGCAGGAGTCCGGCACGCGCGCGCCAGTGAGTCACCTTTCTGGCCGTCGCCAGGGCAATTCATCAAATGGTGCAAGGACAGCGGCACGGTGCTTGGTATTGGCCTCGCTGATGTGATGGCTGAGTTCCATCGGTATAGCCGCGAAAAAGGTTTGCACACTGGTGGTGCAGAGGCTTTTCCATGGTCCCATGACGTCATGTACTGGATTGTAACGGACACGCGCAGGGCGATGTACCAGCGCCAGCTGAGCGAGGCTGAAACGGAAAAATACGCGTCAAAAAAACTTGAGGAATGGGCGCTGAAAGTTGCGGGTGGGGAAAAAATACCGTCTCCGGTACTGGCGATTGAAAACTCAGATGAAGTAATTCCGACAAATCACGTGAGCCGTCAGGCCGGTTATCACCCGGAAGGAAAAAGCTTTGGGTGCATGCCTAACGCAGCAACACTCGGCGCTCTGACTCCGGCTCAATGGCTCTGGGAAGAGTATCTGCGCGGGAAAGAGAGAGGGCTTATCCAATGACCATAACAATTCGCGAACAGGTGCTGGCAGCCCTGCGTAATAACCCGGGCCTGAATAGTGCTCGTATTGCCAGCATGATCGGCATGACCACCAAAAAGATTTCCGGCCCGTTAAGCACATTGTTCGCAGACGGCCTGATCGAATTCGAAGGCAAGCACGGCCAGCGGCTGTATCGGCTGACCAGCTACGGCATGAAATACGCACCGGAAACCATACCGGCCATGCCGAAGGGAAATTCGAAGCTGGTGCAGCGTACAGAGGAAAACGTGATCTGCCAGGAGTGCCGCAACAGTCCGGCGATGAGAAGGGTATTGATGGTTTGGGGGAGGGTAGGGGTATGAAATTATTTGAGATGGAAGGTTTTCTGCGTGGCAAATGCTTGCCTGGCGACATGAAGGTAAACGAAACGAACGCCGAATACCTGGTGCGTAAGTTCACTGAGTTAGAGCAGAAGCTTGCAGAGTCTCAGCGCGAGTTCCGTGCTGCTGATGCGACTATCGAGAATCTGCAGATGCAGCTTGAGAAGCTGGCTGCGGAGAATGCGGGGATGAAGGCTGGTGCAATCAAGGCCATAGAGGATATTCAATGCTTCTACGATTCGGAAGCCTGGCATGTATCCGAAGATGGCGAAATCGAGACAGCCGTTGT